TTATGCCACGTCGATCCATTCGGCGCCCCGACTGTCCCGGTAGAGATCCGTCATCTTCGCGGAGCGGTGGCCGAGAAGCCGTTGCGCATCGCGCCCTTCTTCTTCATGAAGCCTGGCAGCCAGGGAGCGCATCTCATGGAAGCTTGGCGGGCTGGCGCCGAAATCGAGTCCATGTTTTTTCGCCGCCCTGTCCCTCGCATCAGCGAACGCGGCGCTTATGGTGTCCAGCATAATCGGCTGCCCAGCCTTGGCACGACTGATCGTGCGGTGATGATGGATCATGTAGCGGGAAAGAACCCTCCCTCGGCATGATTTGATCACTGAGGCCAGATCGAGACCAAGGACAGCCAGACCAATCGACGTGCTTATACGAAGGCGCATTCCCGTCTTCGACTGAACAACCTGCAGGTATCCGTCCTGCTCGTCCTTGAACTGCATTGCTGCAAGATCCTCCCGCCTCTGGCCGGTAATAACCGCCAGTTCCATGGCTCGTTTCAACCAGGGCTGTTTCGCCTCGGCATAGATCAGACGCCATGTCTCCAGGGTCAGGCGCTCGCGCTTGATTTTCACCCGCGCCGCCTTCGTCACCTCCACCGGGTTTTTGTCAGTCCATCCGGCCGCCATCGACTCCATGAAAACATCCCGCAGAAGGGATCGCATGGCTCGGGCCATTTGTGCTTTCCCTTCCTTCGCCATCTCCGAGAAGTAGCCGGCCACATCAATGGTCCCGATATCCCGGATGTCCATCGTTCCGAACCTGGCGCGCAGCCGTTTCAGGCGCATCCGAGTATTACGGACACTGGTCGCCGCCAGGCCGCGCTCGGCGTAGATCTTTTCGTACTCGATGAGCCAGTCGTCAAATAGCCGCGGCGGACGTGATGGCTCAGAATTGAGCCTGTCGGCGATAGTCGGCTGAAGCGCTTCCGTGTGGTTTGCTTCGATCGCTTCCCGAATCGCGCGAGCCTTGTCCTTGCCCAGGCCAAACATCCGGCCGCTTACTGGATCTCGATAGGCGTAATAGGTTACGCCTGACCGAGAGTCCGTCTTCTTGTACAGGTTTGGGGGGAGGTCTTTTGACCCCTCTTTACGCGGCCTTGGTGCCATGGCGTGCGCTCTTAATGCGGGATATCAGACTGTCGCCAGGTGCGGAGCGTTTGGCGGGCTCTTGACTGCTGTACTCCGCATCCGGGCTCACGTAGTAGCTTCGACCATGCTTTACGGGTGCAGGGATAATACAGCCATCCCTTGCCCACCTGCGGAGGGTGTTGATACTCGGCGGCGTCCTGAAGTGCTCAGCCGCCCATTCTTCTAGGGTTACGAGTTTCATTGGACAATACCTCCCCGTCCTGCTTGCGCTGGTCGGGAAAATGGTTTTCGGGGACTGGCAGCCTATTCGGCTACCGTGCGGTTAGAACGAGCAGCCCCATTGCAGGGCTGCGAATGCTGGCGCGAGTTCGATCAGTGCGTGTAGCGCGACCAGGCTGGCGCCGATGACGGCTACTGCCGCAAGTCTGGATAGGGCTTTCTTCATGTGAAGGGCTCCGGATCAGTCGCCCGCGGCCTTCGAAACCAGGTGCATGAGCATTTCGCGCAGTTGCTCGCGCTCTAGCACTTGGCCGGTTTTCGCGTACTCGTCGGCCTGGCGCAGGATCGCGTCGATCTCAATCTCGAACATCGGCGAGAGCACGTCTGGCTCGCACTGCTCGAGCAGCAACTGGATTGCGCGGGTCGGGTGCGCCATCGTGATCCCGAGCCAGTTGTAGGCCGAGGCAGTGCGGTAGTAGCGAAGGCCGGCGATCTCATGCCGCTGCGGCGGGCGGAAGGGTTTCGTACGCATATGCAATCCGGGTAGGTTGAGCCTACATTTTCCAGATTGCTGTATATGCGTACAGTGGTTGGCGATGGGTGGCTATGCCTGCTCGTTCAGCAGGGCGTGGAGTTGGTTCGCGATTTCGATCATCTTCTTCGCGCGTGTCGTAGCCGCGTTCGTCCCTGCTGGAACGTTTTCGCAATTCCAGTCGCTTTCCCGCCTGCACTCCCGCTCTATGCTCCGCAGCAGATCCTCGCTTACCACTGCATGGCCATCCGGGATAATGTAGAGCGCCTCGGTCCTGCGCTCGGTTCTCTCCCTTGATACATGACCACAACGACCTGCGAGCGATCGACTGATCCCTGTTTCGCTGATGAACCCAACGAGAGTCAGCTTTTCAGCCATTGCCGTTCTCCTTGTCTTCCTCTGTCAGCGTTCGGCCTTTCGAGTCAGTGATCTCCTTGCACTCGAAAACGGTTTTGCCGACGTAGAATTTGCCGAGCTTCCGGCATTCTTCGGCGACGGTGTAATGGGCGTATACCCAGCCGCCGAACCAGCCGATAGCCATGAAGACCACCATCCATAGACTGAACAATCGATACTCCTCCGGCTCATGCAGCATGGTCGCCATTCTCCTTGTCCTCGTTGAGTAGGGCGCGAAGCTTCGGAGTTACCCGGTAGCATTCAGCCGGGAACGAGGTAGACCAGGCGCAGGCGCAGTACTCTTCCGGGCCTCGGCACGGCTCTTTCATCACCTGTTTGGCGATCAGCCCGTGGCGTTCAGCGCTTTCCTGTATGTCTGCCCCATCGAAGCTTCCGCCATCGAGGGCTCCGCAGATGATCTCGCGCGCGAACTTGGCCATCCCCTGCACAAGCCCCTCGCTGACCGTCATACCGTTGATGCGCGCCAGTTCGTCGAGGCAGGCGTTCCAGCCGCTATTACGATTCAGCCCTGGGACTCCGGCATTTAGGAGTTTTCGCTCCGGCACAACAGCCACCCTTGCGCGCAGTGCTGCGACTTCCTCCCTTAGCGCCTGGGCCTCGGCTCTCAGACCTTCGAGTTCACATCCGATGCAAGCGCCGTAGATGAAAGCAGGCGTCTTGACGTGCTTTGCGCATACCTCACTCATGACCTACCTCCTTGCCGGGCGCGGCGGCGGGCAGCTTAATCACGGTCCCAGCCGGGTAGTAGCTGTGCGACCGCATGTCGGGGAAGGCATGTGCGTTGATGTCGCGTATCTCGACCCAACGGCTCTCGTCCTTCAACTGCCGCAGGGCAATCCCGGCAAGGCTTTCGGCTGGTTGCGTGGTGTAGCTCACATAAGCCGGCACGCTGTGCTGAGCCTGGGCGCTATCCCCGGAGGCCTTCACGCATGACTTGATCGACGCCAGCAGATATGACCATGCGAAACCGCGCTCTTGGTTCGGACGCAAACCGAGCGCACGTGCCACGTCATCGCGACACTGTTTGTCCAGGTCGTGGAGTTGCTGAGCCTGGGCTACAGGGGCTTTATCAGCGCGAACGCGCAGCTCCTTGGCGACTGCGGACAGCGTGACCCAGCCCGGCGACGGGCCCTTGGCGCGCTCTGCGAAGTAGTCGGCTGCGGCGAGCAGCGCAGGAGCCCCGCATGCCTCCAGCTCCGCGACCCTGGCCAGGGCGGCGTCGCGCTGTTGCTCCACGCGATTGAACATTTCTGCCCAACGGGCGACGCTGGCTGCATGCTGCGCGACAGTCATCAGTTCATCGTTTGCATTGAGCGGACCGCACTGGCCGAGGACGACAGGATTCGAATGCACGACGCGAGCCACCACCTCCGGCCGCTCCGCCTCTGCCTCTGCCTGCTCGGCCTGCTTTGCGAAATTCTCATTCTGTTGCATCACAGTTCATCCTTGCCGCGCATGGCGTTCAGTTGGTTGTGGTCGGGATGCCGGTAGTTGAGCAGCCACGGCGGCGTGCTGATAAACCGGTTGTTCTGCTTGATCTGGACGTGGGCTGTGATATCCGGCTGGTTCGGCCAGTGGTCGTCCCATTCGTCCATCAGTTCAGCGAATCGGCGCTGCCAGTCATCCGGCATCGCATGCATCATCACGCGCGGCAGGACTGCGTATGCACTGCGGCTCAGACCAAACCAGGCCCAAAGCTGGTCGTAGCCGGCATTTGCCTGCTCGGACTGCAACGGGGATGGTTGCGCAGTGGTTGGCTCCTCATCCAACAAGACGCCGCCTTCTTCGGGATACTCAGCGCAGAAGGCGTATAGGCCTGCTTCGAGGAAATCGGCATCCTGCTGGCGCCACTCGATGCAGGCCTCGCTTTCCAGTTGCTCGGCAGTGCCATCCGGCGCGATGAATTCCAGGGCGGCGCGCAACTGGTATCCGTTGATCAAGAGGCTCGAACGCACCGGGGAGGGTTGCGCCAGGGCGGCGCGGGCTTGATCCGGCGTTACGAACCAGCCGCTGCCATCGCATTCGCGGCAGACCTCGCCGACACAGCCTTCTCCTGATCCGTCACATTCGGAACATGCGTAACCGGTTGCCGGATCAGTTTCATATCCGCAGGCGCAAAGGTCGCCGGGCATCAGATCGTGTTCACCGCAATCCGGGCATCGGGTCGCGCAGGGCTTTGCATCTGCTGCACGCTCATCCCCGCCTGCCTGCTCTACCGCAGGATGTGCCGGGCACGGATGGACGAGGGATCCGTCGCCAGAAGGGCAGGTGCATTCATTCGCTTTGTTCATGGGAGCTTTCTCCAGGCCTCGGTTTCGAGGTCAGAAACGGTTATCAGTCGGCGCCGGCGCTCGATGTTTTCGAGTTGCAGGACATCGCCCAGGCTGTCGATGACGACCCAGTGAATGCCGGTGGGAATGTGCAGGTAGCGGGCTGGCGCGTTAGAGGGGTAGAGGGCGTTTATGCGGCGGACTGCGGGGCTTTCGTCGAATGGCATGGCTGGCAGGCTCCATACGGTGGCGCTGCGTATGTGTGCAAACCAGTTGCGTCCTGGTCTGCGTCGTTTGCGATCTCGTTGAGCTGGCGTGCGAGCTGGCGCAGTTGAGAGGAGGAGAGCAGGGCGCCGAGGCGTGGGAGGCCGTTGACCTCGGCCAGGCGCTGGCCATCCTCGCCGTCCAGGAACAGCGCGGTAAGGTTGAGGGTGTTCACGGCGCCACCCGCTTGAACTCGATGACCCAGACCCAGGGGTTGGCGTCCCAGTCGCCGCCAGTCGAGCGCCAAAGATCGGCGAATGCGGCTATAGCTTCCTGGCCACGGCCTAGCTCCTTATCCTTCTCTCGCCATGCGCCCTCAGCTATGCACTGGTTTGGAGTGATGTCCTGCAGGCGCTCGACGCGCACGGCTGTGATCTCCAGCAGGATGCGGGAGGCCCAGCGTGGCATGTGCAGCGATGGGGACCAGCGTGTGACGGAACAGTGAGCCCCGTCTTCGAGGTCGGCGCGGAAGGTGAGACGGCATCCAATGTCGGCGAAGGTCTCGCGCACCCACAGCCGGTCGCCGGGCTTCCCGAAAGGGCAGACCCCGCACCGAGCAAGCTCATGCGCGCATTCCTCCTCCGTGGATCCGAACACGTTGAACCCGTAGCGCAGGTGGCGCTGACCGAGCGCACTCCAGCGGAGGCCCTCGTGAGGCGTGGTTTTGTCCTCGGTTGGTATCTGCAAGCCCTTCACTGCGCGTCGCGTCACCGTCTTCCGGCCTTCAAGGATGGCTCGGACCATCTGGTCGTTGAACAGGATTGGCCGCTCCCGCGGCTTTTCTGCGGACATAGGGAATACCTCTCGCCTGCTGGCGCTGATCAGTTGGAAAGGGCTTGCTTGGCGATCTGGAGCACGTCCATCCCGATGCCGCCAGTAGAGACGTCGGTGAGTGCGGCGATCTGTTCGAGCGCCTTCCGTGCGGTTGCGAGTTGATCCTCGGGGGACTGGTATGCCGGCATTCCGGCCAGGCGACGGCACACGAACGGATCGTTGTCACTCGGTACTGAGCAGCATGTGAACTGGATTGTGCGGCACTTGCAGACGAAGTCGGGCGCAGGGAGTGCCTCGGCGTCGACGACGCGCATGCCGAGAGTGATCGCCAGGCCGCGCTCGATGTTCGCGCCGCGAGACCGCTCCCAGCCCGGCAGCAACGCGAGGATGTCGCAATCCATTAGCCGCTTGATCCCGTCGCGCATGAACGTCTCCCACGGCGCTCCGCGGTAGACCATGTTGACCGCCGGGTTCTCGACGATATAGCCGAGGGCTCTGATCCGCCGCTCCTCGGAGTTGAACGCGGGGTAGTTGAAGTCGGGGATGCCGGTCATGGGGCCGGACAGATAGACGCGGCTCATCATGCTGCTGCTCTCCTTGGTTGGTGGCCGAACTGCTGCCACTCGACCTTGTGCTTGCGCTTCTTGGTCAGGACTGGCGTTCCGTCGTCATTCCAAAGCTGGACCCTGGCGCGGATCTGCATGTCTCGGCATTCCAGCGTCTTTCGCGCGAGTTCGATGAACTGATGGCAGAAGTCCGGCGTATCCAGGAGTTGGCTCAACTGGACGACCTTGGTTCCGGTCATGATGTTGTCGGCCTTCCGCTCGACTGCTGCGAGCCATTCGCTCATCGGAACATGCTCATCCCCGAGCGGGGTCTTGCGTACTGACTTCACTTCTTTCTTGGCCATGGCGAGCGCTACGTCTCGCGTCATGCCGAACACGGCAAAAGTGCTCATGTGGTAATCCTCAGGACGAGTAGAGCCGCGCCAGGCGTGCTAGCGTCGGTGATCTGGTGGTGGGTTACTGTTCGTCGTCGGCGACGGAGAGGCCGGCGGCGAGTAGTTGTCGCGACACGTTTTCGCTGGGCGTGTATTCGTGTCGCGACACGACGAGAAGAGGCAGAAGGGCGGCATCGGGTAAGGCGGAGGCGTTGAGTAGCAGCGTCGAGAACGCTTCTCGCCAGTCCTCGAAATCGCCGACCGCCTGCAGGCGCTCAAACGCTGCGTCGATTGCGGGCGGGGAGGGCAGCTTGCGCTCGGGGATGCCTGCCTCTCGCTGTCGCTGGCGTTTCTCCCGCTGGCGCTGGGCGTTGGTCTTGGCCATCAGGCCACCTTCTTCGCCTTGAGGCCCAGGAAGTCGGGCAGGCCGTCGTATCGTTCTTCGTGATCGGCGCGGCGCGGCATCACCCCGGCGAAGAAGTTCTTCAGGTGCTCATGGTCAGGGAATGTGAGGCGGATCAGAGAGTTCGGATCTGCCTGTCGCAGTACGAGGTTCGGTGCGCTGCCCCGGTTGAATATCCTCACGACCTTCTCGAACGTTCCCAGGTACGCAGGATCTACCGCGGTGATCGGTGACCCCATCCCCTCGAGCGGAATCGGTCGCCGCCAGTCAGGATACTTGGCGCCCACCAGTTCGAGCTGCGCGCTGATCAGGGTGCCGGGATCGAACGGCGCAAACTGTTTCACATCATCGGGAACGGGCCAGTCGGAATCGGAGATCACCCCAGCGCGTTCGTAGATGAACGCCGTGCCAGCGTTGCGTTTCTTCAGGCCAGCGACCAGCGCCTTGCTCGGGCTGATGATGATCTCATTGCTAGCCCAACCGTCAGGGTCGTGCATGACTCCGATGTGGTGGCCGTTCGTTGCGATCAGTAGAACGCCTCCCAGAGACGCCGGCTCGATGCTGATACCGTTGAGGTAGTAGCGGACATCGTTATGCGCCATGAACAGCGACACGGCGGCGAGGTAGTGGGCCTTTGCCCTGGCGAGTAGTTCCATGGGGTATCTCCGGTCAGAAGATGTAGGAGTGTTGGTGGCTGGCGCTTGAGCGGTAGGAGACCGTTCGAGGCTTCGCCTCCTGAACTGGTGGCGCCGCTGCGGCAGGTGGGGTCTTGGGCGGCTGCTGCCGGACTGCAGCGGGGAGCATGAACACAAGCACGATGAAGCCCAGGGCTGCACCGATGCCGCCGGTTCGAATTGCTCGGCGCCTGGTCACTTGTCGGCCTGCTGGCGCTTCAAGTGCTCTGCGTATGCGCATGCTTCGTTGTGGTTCCGGCGGAATCCGCGAACTTTCCCGGTGGCCGTTTCGACGATGTGGAAGAAGCCGCGACCCTGCGGAATTACGCAGTAGGGTTCGACCTCGGCCTGAGCCATAAGCCGCTGAGCGAACGCCATGCGGGCGAGGGCGGTCTGGGAGAGCAGGCCGTCGAGAAATTCGGTTTGTTCCTGATGCTTCAGCATTGTGGTTCTCCTACGCGTTGATGGTGATTTCTTCGAGGCGCCGTACCGTGCGGACTTCTGTGAGCCGCCGCTCGTTGCTCGGCCTGCGATTCCGGTTCATATGGTCGTCATCGATTAGCGGGTGGCCGGCGACGAGGAATGCGAGCACGAAGACGGCCGGCGAGATGATCCCGCGTCGGAACGCCTCAAGCACCAGTCCGCGCACGCTGCGCACACCCATCTTGAATTTCGCGTCGTCGAGACGTTTCTCGACGGTCCCTGGGGCGATACCCATGCGCCGCGCGACTTCCTTTGCTGTCAGTTCGCTGGCGCTCCAGGCCGTGGCTTCGAGTTCTCGCGGCGCGAGACCAAGGCCGGTGTGACCGATCCATCCGCCGCATTGGATTGCTTGCATGGGAATAGCTCCTTGGCTGCATGGGCCAGCACTCGGCATTGCGTGGAGTGCTCGCGCATGAAGTCGAGAGAGGGGTGAAGCGGGGCGCCCACCGCCCCGCCTCTACTTACAAACCGCCTTATGATTTGAAGCATTTTGGGCGGGACGCCTGGAGCCCGAACTCCGGACGCCCCGCGGGTACATCGTTCTCGGCCTGCTGGCGCCGAGGCGCCCAGGTCAGGATCGGCGCTGGCGCTATCGAGCGCGCGCAGCGGTTCGGGCCGCTGGTCGTGAAGCACCAGGCCGATGAGGAATGGAAGGATGAACATGGCTTACCCCTGGAGGGACTCTTTCGCCTGAGCGACGAGATCCATCAACCGCTCTACCCATGCCGAGCGAGTGGTGAGGGTGATCGATTCCGGGCCTTCGGCCAGGCCTGCGCGGAGTGCCGTAGGGAAGGCATCGACGATATCGGTAGTGACCTTCAGCAGATCATCGAGAATGGCGCGCGGCACGGTCGGCTCGGCTACCGCTCTGGGGGTGACCTTTGTCCCTCCCGCTGCGATCACCTTCGCGAGCTGCTGGCCGAGCACCTGCCCGGCCTTCTCGCCGTGCTTCCTGACGATCCGCGCGGCGGTGGTGGCCGCTACCGCGCCGGAGCTGATCAACTGCTGCACATCGGTATTCGCGTTGCCTACGACCAACACCTGGTCGACGTGCTGACGGGTGCGCCCCATCTTTTGGGCGATCTGTTCGACGGTCCACCCGAACGCAATGAGCCGCTTGTAGCCGTGTGCGAGCTCCAGAGGGGAGAGCTTGCGCCCCTCCTGGGACGTGATCACGCGGAGCACGCGCTCAGCGTCGTTACCGGCGAACGCAACGATGGGCACCCAGAACTCGCCGTTCGGGTCACGTGGCAGCCGGCCCTCGGCGTCAAGCTTCAGGTAAGCGCGCCGGCGGCGGTGCCCGTCGACAACCCACATGCCGCCTTCTTCGCGCGGTCGCACTTCGAGGGCAGGAACGATGCCGCCCTGGTGCAGGTAGTCGGCCAGATCCGCGATGCTCTGCTCGAGGTCTTCGCCCTCGGCGCGCAGGTTGAAACCGGGTTCTTCGTGAAGGTCTTCGAGGCGAGCCTTCATCGCATCCGCGCGCTTCAGGTCGCCGTCCTTGATCATCTGCTTGAACGATTTGGCCGCCATGAGGCCTCCGTCTGTTGTGATTGCGTGGTGGATGTATGGGGGAGTGGTCTGGCCGGTGCTGATCTCCGGCAGCCGATGACTTATCACAGACACCCCGCGGCATCGGCCGCTGGCAGTAGGGTTTCCCCGTCATCCCGCTCTCGTCTGTCTGCGCATTCAGACCACTCTCCGATACAGCCCTGGAGGAGCCGTGACGAACCTCCAGGGGATCGGGCCTGCGTTGGGGAACCCGGCAGGCGCGGGTGGCTGCTCACGATCGGGCGAACTTGTGATCTGCGTTCAGCCTGTATGGCACGTTCGGCTCAAGACCGTCTTCGCCGATATAGCCGATGACGGTGCGATAGCGGTCGGCCTTTTCGTCCCAGTAGCGGATGCGGATCTCGCCTTTCTCCCCGGCGGTGGCGGTGCCCTCGTCCCCGGCGGTGGCGGTGCCCCAGTTCCCGGCGGTGGCGGTGCCCCAGTTCCCGGCGGTGGCGGTGCCCTCGTTCCCGGCGGTGGCGGTGCCCCAGTTCCCGGCGGTGGCGGTGCCCCAGTTCCCGGCGGTGGCGGTGCCCTTGTCCCCGGCGGTGGCGGTGCCCTCGTCCCCGGCGGTGGCGGTGCCATAGGCGCCCACCTGGCAGAGCTCCTTATCGCCGGCCTGTAGGGTGGCGCCGATCACTGCCACGCCAGCCGCACGGGGTTCGTTTGCGATCAGGAATTGGGTTGCGCTCGCTCTGTCCCCGATATGGCGGATAGTGCAGCGAGGAAACTTCACCTTGCCGCCGAGCGCGATCAGGTCGGAGAGATCCACCTCAACCACCAGCCACTTCGCATCGGCGTCGCCGACAGTGCTACTGCAACCATGGTCGCCCTGGCCGAACAGCCAGCCATGCAGGCCGTGACCGCACTTGTTGTCCTTCTTCCAGTCCGGGGCTTCGACTACCGCTCCGATCTTGTCGGGCCATTGAAACCCGCCGTGGCTGGTGAGATCAGCACTGCATGTTCTCAAGACCAAAGCGGTCTCCTGCGAAGCCTTCTTCTTGCTCGCCATTGCGATTCTCCGTTTTTGGTTTGCCCTGATCCGGGCTGGTGTTCGGTGACTTTGCGGCGTCAGCCCAGGCGATCCGGGACGACTTTCATTGCCTCGGCGACGATCTTGTGAGCCCCTTCGGAGTCCGCCGTGGCGAACCCCTTTTCGGCGTATTCCCACTGCTCGTCTTCATCGCCGGGGAAGTTGCTGCACGCCACTGAACAGACGCCAAGCCCGTCTGGCTTGAAGTAGAGGCGCACCTCCGGGCCGTCTTCCCCGCGATCAAGCATCACGAGCACTTGGCCCAGGTCTTCGAACTCGAACAGCTTCGCGAACTGCTTCATTGGAATTCCTCTCTTTTCACGGTTGGCAGCCGGCCAGCGCGCCGACGAATTGGAAGATCACGCGGGCGGTGGTCACGAGACCGATCATGAAGACGGCGAGTCCCAGGCCGAGCAGGACACCCTCGCCAACGGGTTTCAAAATTCTTCGGTTCACGTTTGTCTCCGCAGGTAGCTCGACTCAGGCCGGATCGCAGTGGGATAAGGCAACGCAACCGGACACGCCGGCGAGCCAGACGACAGCGGTGTGTCTCCGGATAGAGTTCGGTGGGGCTGGTGATGCCCTGCTACCGGCAGGGCGGCGGGTTATTCGAAGGTGCGTACGATTGACCGGACGTGGTCAAGGTCTGTGCATTGCTGCGTTTTGCCGTCACTGTCGCGCTTGAGAATCCACAGATACCGGGAACCCCAGCAGCTCGACACCTTGCTGACCTCGGCGACCTTCACGCCATCCAACAGCACGGGGCGACTTCCGTATTTGCGCGCGGCGCGTCCGATGGTGACTGTCTTCATGTCCTTTCCTCGGTGATGCCCGGCGAACCTGGGCGGGGTGCTTAGCAGGGCCGCAGTTCTGTGCAGTCCATGGAAGGGGCGCCTACCACGATGCGGCGGGAAATTTCACCGTAGGCCTGCGGGAAGTGCTGCATCAGCTCGTTGGCTTCCTCTTGGGTCTCAGCTTCGAAAGCCGGATGCCAATAGGACGGGCTATCGCCATACTTGACTTCGATCATGAGGTGGAATGCTTGAGCTTGAGTGTTCATCGTCTTGCCCTCCAGGGCGTGTTGACTTCCCGTCTGGCCCTCGGTGGAGGGCCAGCCAGTGAAATCGGTGTTTCTCCCGCGTTCGCCTGCTGGGCTTCTACAACCCGCGGGTGTTGCTCATTGCTGTCATTCCCCTGACTGCGGCGCCGATTGCCGCACGGCACAGCCAGGTTCCTGCCCATTACCGCCGGGGTGGCGGGGCGCATTGCTTTCCGGGTCATTCGCTCGGTTCGGTCTGGTCCTCGTCCGTCGCAGGTTCTTCCTGCGTTGCCCAGGCCCGCATTGCCTGAGCGCGGATCGCCGGTCGCCGGTAGAGGCAATGCGATCTGTTGTTGATTTCTTGCTGTCGGGTTGTGAAAGAGCGGTCGGCTCGGTGGCCTCGACATCGCTGCCGTGAATCAAATATGTACCACTGGTTCACTTAAGGTCAAGAACCAAAAGTACATATTTTTTTGATAGGCACGAAAAAGCCCGCGCTAGGCGGGCTTGGGGGATGGGATCAGAGGAGAGACTTTGGAGGCTTCAGATCGATGACCCGTCCGATTACTCGAACATTCTCGGTCACTTGTAAGGGCTTGTAGTCCTTGTTCAACGGCATCAGGTACTCGCGACCTGCGTCCCGCACGTACTGCTTGAAGGTGGTCTCGCGTTGCTTGCCTGGCTCATACAGTAGAGCGACATAGAACTTGCCGCTCACCAGATCGAAACCCTCCGGCTGGACAAGAATCCTCGTTCCTTCCGGGAACGAGGGCAGCATCGAGTCGCCATGGACTTCCAGCCAGTATCCGTTCTCGCCGGCCTTTGCTTCGGACTCAATCCACTCCTCGGCATCGCCGGGTTGGAAGTTGTCATGGCTTTCCGCCCAGGCGCCAGCAGCTACCCAACTGATCAATGGATACCCCTTCTTCTTCCTTGAGGGCTGAGCTGTGGGTTGCACGTTGCCATAATCGCCAGCCCGCTCCGCAACCAGGTTGCGCACCGCTTCTTCTGTCCGATTGGACGTCATATATCGGCTGTTCTTATCACCCTGGCCATGCTCAAGCCAGTCGACGCGCACGCCGAACGCATCGGCGATCGACAGCATGGCATCGCGCTCGGGCATGCTCTCCAAATTCATCCATTTGCTGACAGCTTTTGGCGTGCGCTTTGTGATTTTTGCCAGTCGAGCGCCAAGCCCCCACTCCTGAAAGCCCGCATCAGATGCGGCCTCCTTCAGGCGGGCGATGAACGCTGCGCGGATTGTCTGCATGTCTTGAACCATTCGTTCACTTTCTCACGTCCTTGCATGTACTTTCAGTTCCTGCCTAATATGTACCTAATGTTCATATTGGCCGGAGGCCGCATGCGCGAACTCAAGCAAGCCGTCGAGAAAGCCGGCGGCGTAAGTCAGGTGGCTGCGAGCTGCGAGGTAAGTCCTCGAGCCGTTTACAAGTGGCTGGCAAGCGGCCGCCTTCCGCGAACTGACTACACCGGCGAAACGGATTACGCGGAGCGGATCTGTGGGTTGGCAAGAGGGAAGGGTTTCGATCTCTCTCCCGCTGAACTCAGGGCTTCGCCGCGAACTGGCGTCCAGGCCGCTTAGCAGAGATTCGAATGCTACTGGCTTGTGCTGGCGCTGGTCAGATCCCTACGACCCCTGTTCAGGCATCCAGTAGAGCAGACAGCAAAAAGCCCGGCTGCAACCGGGCTTTCTGAGGAGGCACCGGAAGGCGGTGCCGAACATCCAACGGAGACGAATATGTCACAAGTTGCAGTCATCCAACAAGGCCCGGTCCTGACGATGAGCAGTCGCGAGATTGCGGATTTGACCGGCAAGAAGCACAAGAACGTCTTGAGGGACATTCGGGAGATGCTGGAGGCGTTGAGGAGGGATGGCTCAGATTTGAGCCATGTCCGGGAAGACCTCGACTCCCGCGGGTACACCGAGAATTTCCACCTCGACCGAGACCTGACCGAGACCCTCATCTCTGGATACAGCGTTCCCCTCCGGTACCGGGTGATTCGGCGACTCCACGAACTGGAGTCCAGCCAGGTTCCGAGTATCCCAACAACCTTGCCAGAGGCACTCAGGCTCGCCGCCGATCAGGCCGAGCAGAACCATGCGTTGCGGCTGGTCATCAGCGAGCAGGCGCCCAAGGTCCAGGCCCTGGAGCGACTCAGCGGTGCAGCAGGAACGATGTGCATCACCGACGCTGCGAAGCATCTCAAGATCAACCCCTCCCGGCTCTTCGACTGGCTCCAGCAGAACCGATGGATCTACCGCCGGAGCGGCTCAGCTCGCTGGATCGGCTATCAGCCGCGAATCCAAGACGGCTGGGTCATGCACAAGGTGACGGTTCTCGGTCGTGACGACCAGGGCGACGAGCGTGCGGCGAGCCAGGTACGCATCACTGCCAAGGGGCTGTCGGTGCTGGCGCGGAAGATCGAGGAGGGCAAGCTGTGATCCTCGGTAGCGTGTCGCGACACGAAATCACGAATCAAGAAAATGTGTCGCCGGAGGTGCGCCAGTGAGCACGATCATCATGTCGGCCTGCTGGCCTCTCCAGGGAATGAGCCCCGCGCAGAAGGCGGTACTGATCTCGCTGGCAGACCAGGCGAACGACCAAGGGGTGTGCTGGCCGGCGGTGGACAGCATAGCGACGCGTTGCTGCCTGTCGAAGCGCGCTGTGCAGCAGGCCATCAAGTGGCTGCGTTCCGTAGGGATTGTGAGCGTCGAGGAGCGCCAGGGCAGGTCGACCATGTACTCGGTGACCCCCGCAGCATATGCACCCCCGCAGGAAATGCACCCCAGCAGCAAATGCACCCGTGCAGGAAATGCACCCACCCCCGCAGATTCTGCACCCCCACCCCCGCAGGAAATGCACCCCACCCCCGCAGCATCTGCACCCAGAACCGTAATAGAACCTACAAGGGAACCATCAGGGAACCTTTTGCCGGCCGATTCCGGCCAGCCCGATGCGGAGCGTGATCGGCAACAGGCATGCCGAGCGATCTGGTCGGCGTATGCGGCAGCGTACCAGCACCGGTACGGAACCCATCCGGTGCGAAACTCGAAGGTCAATGGTCAGGTTCGCGACCTGCTGAAGCGCTTGGGTGCTGAGGAGGCTCCGGCGGTGGCCGCGTACTTCGTCGGAATCAACGACGCCTACCTGATCCGCAACTGTCACGACCTGGGCTCCCTGCTGGCCAGGGCAGAGTCGTATCGCACCCAATGGGCGACTGACCGGCAGATGAACGGGGCTACGGCTCGGCAACTGGAGCGCACTCAGGCGAACCTGAACGCCGCCAAGGAGGCTGCGGAGAGCATCCGAGAGGAGGGGCGCGCCAATGCTTTCCTGTGACGAACAGGCCGACCTGGCCGCCGCGCTGGTGGCGACTGCTGAAACGCTTGGCCAGGAGATGAGTGCCAATGCCGCGAAGCTGATGGCCAAGGATCTCGCAGAGTATCCGGGGGAGGCGATCCGCAGCGCTCTGCAGGCGTGCCGCCGTGAATTGACCGGAAAACTCACCCTCGCAGCCATCCTGCAGCGTGTGCAGGCAGTCGATGGCCGCCCTGAACCGAATGAGGCCTGGGCGCTGGCGCTGGAAGCATCGGACGAGCGCGCAACGGTGGTCCTCACCCCGGAGATTCAGGAAGCGCTCACCATCGCTGCGCCGATCCTGGAGGCGAGAGACAAGGTGGGTGCCCGCATGGCGTTCATATCGGCCTATGAGCGCGCAGTGTCTCGCTCTCGGCGAGAGGCGCTTCCTGTCGAGTGGCGTGTGTCCCTTGGTCACGACGAGGACGGCCGTCAGGCGGGTATCCAGAAAGCCGCAGCGCTAAACCGCCTGCCAGCCGCTGAGGTGGCGCGCCTGGAGGGAGTGGTGGTTCTTCAACTGCCGGCCCCAACAGATGCCGGCCAGGCGATCGCCGGGCTGCTCACTGGCAATGCCCCTGCCGAGGTCACGAAGGCACCGAAGGGGTTCGCGGAAAACATGGCGAAGCTCAAGGAAAGTCTTGCCGCCCACCGCGCTCAGCGCGAGCAGAAAGAGAAGGACGAGGCCGCCAGGCGGCGCGCCGATCTCAACGAACGAATCAACCGGCACAACGAGGCCATACAACAGCTACAGGAGTCCCGTTCATGAAGTGGAAGGCGCTCAACGATTATCTAGCGGTTAGCGACAGCTCCCCGCCCTACAAGGTTTGCAAGCTCTTGGTCGCCGGCAAGGCTCACTACCGGGCGAGCGTTCAAGGCGAATTCATTTGCGCCCCCGTTGCGTCGTCGAAAGAGGCTCAGGCTATTTGCGAGCGTCACCAGCAGATCATGTATCCGCGGGAGGTGGCATGACGTTGTCGGCACGGAAGCCCCGGCCGAAGAAGTGCGCAGTATCGACGTGCCGCGCCGCCTTCGTCCCGGTGAAGTCGTTTCAGACGTGGTGCAGCCCTGAGTGCGGCATCGTCATCGCTCGGCAGAAGCAGGAGAAGGAGCGCAAGTCCCTTCAGCAACGCGAGCGGCGCGAGATCGCGGTTCGGAAAGAGAAATTGAAGAGCCGTGCAGACCACTTGAGGGAGGCTCAGGCCGCATTCAACGAGTTCATCCGCTGGCGCGACTGGGACCGCCCCTGCATCAGTTGTGGACGCTTTCATGATGGGCAGTATCACGCCGGTCATTACCGCTCTGTCGGATCCCATCCCGAGTTGAGGTTCGACGAGAACAACGTCCACAAGCAATGCGCCCCGTGCAACAACCACAAGTCGGGGGACGTCGTGAACTACCGGATCAACCTGGTGGCGAAGATCGGCGCTGAGGCTGTAGCGCGACTGGAGGGGCCGCACGATGCCAGGAAGTGGACGGTTGAGGAGATCAAGGCGATCAAGGCCCTCTACCGAGCCAAAGCCAGGGATGCGAAGAGGGCTGCCGCATGAAGAAGCATGGTCCGGATCTTACGAACAAACCGCGTCACCTTGTTCCGTGCCCCGCATGCAATGGCCACGGTCAGCGCCGGGGAGTGTTCTACGACATTGATTGCGACGCGTGCGGTGCCGCTGGCTTCGTTGACGGGGTGACGGGGCTGGCGCTCGATCAGCGGGATGCGGTGGTGCAACTGCGGATGTGGGTAAAGCGGCTGCTGGAGGAGCAGCGTCGCCAGGCGAGCATGCTGGCGCGAGAAGAGAACAACCGGAAGGGAGCGGGCGGCGCTCACTTTCGAGGGGATTGACCAGCCATTGGCGCTACGCGCGCTGGAGGAGAGGACGATGATTTACGAAAGCGTTTCAAGTGCAGTCGTTTCGGCGCTGGCAGCGGACTGCATCGACAACACAAGCAAGCAGGCTTGGCAAAAGCTCTATCAGGCCGGCGAGTCTGGTCGTCGTGGTGGGGTAATGGTATCCGCTGATCTCAGGCAGCAAATCGATTGCTGGGTGCATGCTCGCTTGCATGATCAGCTCATTCCGCGTCACTGGGCCGCTCTGGTGGCTAAGTACAGCACCCATCAGGCAAAGAAAGTCCAGGCGATCTCGCTTTTGCGGTCGGTGGTCGCAACGCCGGCGCCTGCTCTCTTCCTCTACAAAGCTATAACGACCTGGGCGATTCCGAAGCTGAAGGGGGTTCAGCCGGCGTTGCGGAAAACCGTATCTGTCGAAGTCCCGGTGGACGGATCACCAGAAAAGCAAGCCAGGGCCGTGCGCACCGCGCTGGAGGCAGAGCGAGTGAAGCGGAAGCGCCTTATGGCTCGATCTTCTGGAATGATCGTCCTACCGGATGAGTTCTACGACATGAACACATGGGATCTCGATGGAAAGCCCGAATCGACTCGGCGTGAGTGGCGCAGGAAGATTCATCGTGTTCTCGACGAAATGGTCGACGAGGCGCTGGTGGCGGCGGAGCAGATCCTCAACGCGGAGGGCTTGCTGGCCAAGGATGCGGCATAGGGCTTGACTTGCTGTCATCACTCCATCAGTATTTATCCCATCCTGCCGATCTTGCGCGTTTTGAGGATCGAGCAACAAAGAGCCCAGCCTTCGAGCTGGGCTTTTTCGTTTCTGCAGGTGGCGCATTGCGCTGTGGGGCGCGCGGCCCCCTTGAAAGGCCGTACCTGCACCCATTCTCGGCCCAGCCCTTGCGCTGGGCTTTTTCATTTCTGCCCCGGCGAGGGGAACTGAGACGATGAAGATGCCCGACAAACCCGACACCTGGGCGGCCCTGCTCGCCTGGCTGAGCCAGCATGCGCCGATCATCTACGCCTCCCTGCTGTCGTGGGCCATGGCCATGGCCAGGATCATCTACGGCGGCGGCACGCGCCGGCAGGCCCTCTTGGAGGGCGCACTGTGTGGTGGGCTGGCGCTGACGATCATCAGCGGCTTCGAGTTCTTTGGCGTGCCGCAGAGCATGGCCACCTTCATTGGTGGCTGGATCGGCTTCTTGGGCGTCGAGAAGATCCGCGACCTGGCCGACCGTTACGCTGGGATCAGGCTGCCGCGTCGAGGGTCTGGCGAATGAAGATCACTGCCGATCAACTCGACCGTGCTACCGGCTGCGGTGCTGCTACTGCCTCGACTTGGGTCGAGCACATCAACGGCGCCATGGCCCGGTTCGAGATCAACACGCCCGAGCGCGTGGCGATGTTCCTGGCCCAAGTCGGGCACGAAAGCCAAAGCCTCAAGCGCCTGGTGGAGAATCTGAACTACTCCGCCGAGGGCTTGCTCAAGACGTGGCCGAAGCGGTTCACGCCGGCCGAGGCAAAGCAGTACGCACGCCAGACAGAGCGCATCGCGAACCGCGTCTATTCCAACAGGATGGGCAATGGGTCGCCGGATACGGGCGATGGGTATCGATACCGGGGACGCGGCTTGATCATGATTACGGGCCACGACAACTACGCCGAAGCTGCACGTGCCCTGGCGCTGCCACTGGTAGCGCAACCGGAACTGCTGGAGCAACGGACCTGGGCAGCAATCGCCGCGGGGTGGTGGTGGAAGTCGCGGGGTTTAAACGACCTGGCTGACCAAGGCCGATTCGAGCGGATCACTCTGAAGATCAACGGCGGCTACAACGGTGCTGAGGATCGAGTGGCGCGTCTCGAATGGGCGCGCGCAGCGCTGGCGGGTGCGTGATGAGGTGGGTTCCATGGTTGATCGTCGCGCTTGTTGCGATGGGGATGATGTGGCGGATGGACCGCTTGAGCCTGCAAGTGACCGCAGAGCGGGAGCGTGCTGACGTCGCGGCGCAGGAGCGTGACCGCAACCAGCAACTGATTGACCTGCAGGCGGGCGTCCTCGCTGAACAGCAACGCCAACTCGGCCGCGTCGCCGAGATCGAACGGCAAACCCGCCAACTCGGCCAAGCCCTGGAGGTCCAGGGCGCGCGCCATGCTGCGGCGTTACGGGAGTTGAAAGAGAATGACCAGGCTGTTCGCGACTGGCTGCGTGCTGGCATCCCTGCTGGCCTTGGCCGGATGTACGCCCGCCCCGAAACAACTGACCCCAGCGCCTACCGCGCAGCAGGCCAAGTGCCCGCTGACGCCGTGTCGGCTACCAGGTCGCCCGCCGCTGGCGAACGGTGAGGATGCAACCGCGGCGATCGATGCCGTTGAGGCTGCATTGACAGCGTGCGCTGTGCAGGTGCTGGACTGCATAGAGCGACAGGAGTGATCCATGCCGAGACGACCAGCTCGGATATGCAGTGAGGTTGGCTGCGGAAAGCCTTCTGTTACCGGCAGCTTCTATTGCGCGATGCACAAGAGGGCTGCTGACGAGCGCCGCGCAGCATCAGCCAGGCAGGCCCACAAGAAGTACAACGCACGCCGTGACGATAGCGATGCCTTCTACAAGACAGAGCGTTGGCGTCGTCTAAGCATCTACTACCGCAAGCTCCATCCACTCTGCGAGGAATGCGAGGGCAGAGGGCTGATCGTCGAGAGCCGAATGGTCGACCACATCAAGGCAGTCAAGAGTCATCCGGAGCTGGCGCTCTCATGGGACAACCTGCGAGCCCTGTGCTGGACCTGCCATAACCAGATCGGCGAGAAGGTCGGATTGGTGGGTTCGGGCCCGCCTGAGCAATCGAATGACTAGTGCACCAAAGTGGTGCAAAAAAGCACCGGGAGGGGGGTATCGAAAGTCTGGAACTTTCGAGCCCCGAACGACGGGGGGAGCCAAATTTTCGCACCGTCAAAATTCTATTTTGAAAATGTGAGGCTCGATTTATGGGGCGGAAGAGCACGCCTCCGCACCTCAAGGTTCTGGCAGGCACTGATCGCCCGGATCGCGATGTGCCGGATGCACCAGAGTTCGATCTGATCCAAGAATTCCCAGAGCCACCGATGCACCTGAATCGAGACGGAGCCGAAATGTGGAACCAGCTCGGACCTCAGTTGGTTGCCGCGAAGGTTCTGCAGGTCGTCGACCTGTACTCGCTAGAGCAGCTTTGCTTCGCCTGGCAGTGTTTCCGCAAGAAGGCGCGTGCCGATATGGAGGCAACCGCCGCCGAGCAAACCGCTCTCAAGGCACTGTTTTCTGAGTTCGGAATGACTCCGGCCAGTCGCCGCAAGGTTTCGTCTGCCGGCGAGAAGCAGGCCGGAAATCCATTTGCGAAGAATGGGAGGCGCGGTGCGTGATTACGTCAAAATCGCCCTCGACTATGCCAAGGCAGCAATCGCCGATAAAAGTCGTAAGAAGCATGGTCTGCTGATACGTCAGGCTGCAAAGCGGTTTGTCGACGATCTGAAGCGGGCGAAAAAGAAGTCTTGTCCGTTCTTCTTCGACGAGTGGCACGCCAACGATGCATGCGACTTCATCGAGAAACTACCCCACGTCGAGGGGAAGTGGGATACGCCTACGATCGTTATGCACCCGTCGCACGTCTTCTTTGTCGTGCAGCTCTTCGGGTTCCGCAAGCGCGAGTGGATTCAGGTAGATGGCTGGGGTGATGACGACCGGTTCTACCCGCGCCGGTTCACCTCCGCGCTGTTCGCGGTGGCCCGGAAGAATGCCAAGAGCACCTTGTCGTCGAGCATCCTGCTGTACTGCGAATGTTGTGAGCCGGAGGAGGGCGCCCAGGTCATCAGCGCCGCGACCACCTTCCCGCAGGCGAGCATCATCTTCAACGTCGCCAAGCGCATGGTCGAGAAGACGTCGGCGCTGCGCGAGGCGTTCGGGCTGGAGACCTGGGCCAAGGCGATCACCCGTTTCGAGACGGGCGCGACCTTCAAGCCGATCCATGCCAAGGCCAGCACCCAGGACGGTCTGAACCCGTCGCACGTCGGTCTCGACGAGATCCACGCGCACAAGAGCGCTGACCTGCTGAACGTCCTGACCTCGGCGGCCGGCGCCCGCGGCAACCCGCTGTGGCTGTACACCACTACCGAGGGTTACACCAACCCGGGGCCGTGGGGCGAGATGCGGCAGTTCGCGAAGCGGCTGCTGGCGGGCGTCTTCGGTACCACGGCTGACCACTTCCTGGTGGTCTTCTACGCCGTCGACGAAGAGAACAAGACCCTCAAGATCAAGGCGGACGACGAGTTCGACGAGCGGGTCTGGGTAAAGGCCAACCCGCTCATGGATGCCAACAAGCATCTGCTCTCCGCCATTCGCAAGGAAGCGATTGAGGCTAAGCAGATGCCCTCGAAGCTGGCGGAGTTCCGCATCAAGCGGCTCAACCGGCCGGCCTCGACGGCGACCGGTTGGGTCGACCTGACGAAGTGGGGCAAGTGCTCCGGCGAGGTGGATCTTGAATGGCTGGCGCAGTACCCATGCTGGGGCGGCCTCGACCTGGCCAGCACCACCGACCTGACGTGCTTGCGCCTGGTGTGGAACGTGGACGGCATGCTGTACACCCACGGCTGGCGATGGGCCCCGGAGAGTTCGGTGGCGTTCCGCACTGAGCGCGGCACAGTGCCGTACGCAGCCTGGGTTGAGATGGGTCTGCTGAAGCAGACCGAGGGTGACGTCGCCGACTATGCAGTGATCGAGCGGGACATTCTCGCGGCTGTTGAGCGTTTCGGCGTGAAGTTGATTGCGTACGACCGCTGGAACGCCTCCGACCTGGTCAACCGCCTGGTGGCGGAGGAGGTGCCAATGCTGGAGTTCATCCAGGGCACTAAGTCCTACCACCCGACGATGCAGGCCCTGGAGGTCGCCTACATCAGCGGCAAGCTGGCCCACGGTGGCGATCCGCTGCTGAACTGGTGCGCCTCCAACGTGATCCCGCGCTATGACGGGAACATGAGCATGGCGCCCGACAAGAAGAAGTCGCCCGACAAGATCGACGATATGACCGCGCTGCTGATGGCGATCGGCGCATCGAAGGCTGAGGTCGAAGACTCAGGCGATCTGGACGACTTCACCTCCAACCCGATCATGGTAGGCCTCTGATGGGCGACAAAAAGAAACCCGGGCGGTTCAAGTCCGCCTTGCTCGATTGGCTCGGAGTGCCTATCGGATTGACCGACGGCGCGTTCTGGCAGGAGTGGTTCGGAACCTCGGCGAGCGGAAAGAACGTGACCGTCGATAAGGCCTTGCAGCTCTCGACGGTATGGGCGTGCGTGCGGCTTCTCTCGGAGTCGGTGTCCACGCTGCCGCTGAAACTCTACCGGCGCCTTCCGGACGGCTCCCGCGAGCAGGCCAAGGATCATCCGCTGTTCAGGCTGCTTTGCCGTACGCCGAATGCCGAGATGACCCCGCAGCGCTTCATGCTGATGGTGGTGGCGAGCATCTGCCTGCGTGGAAACGCCTTCGTCGAGAAGAAGATGATCGGCACTCGCGTTGTTGCGCTTGTCCCGTTGCTGCCTCAGTACATGCGGGTGAAGCGCGAAGACAGCGGTCGCCTGAAGTACACCTACACCGAGAACGGTGTGGAGCGCGTCATTCCAGAGAATAACCTGATGCACATCCGTGGCTTCGGCCTGGATGGCGTCTGCGGCATGCTCCCGGTGACCATGGGCCGCGAAATCTTCGGTTCGGCGATGTCTGCCGAGGAGGCCGCCGCCAAGGTGTTCGCCCAGGGCATGCAGGCTTCCGGGATTCTCAGCGGTGATACGACTCTCACCCAGAAGCAGCGAGAAGATCTTCGGGCCAGCCTGACCGCCTTCATGGGATCGCAGAACGCCGGAAAGATCATGGTTGCCGAGGCCGGCCTGAAGTACCAGGGGATCACGATGAACCCCGAAGCTGCGCAGATGCTGGAGTCGCGGTCGTTCAACGTCGAGGAGATGTGTCGTTGGTTCCGCGTCCCGCCGTTCATGGTGGGGCACATGGACAAGCAGTCCAGCTGGGCCAGCTCTGTGGAGGCGCAGAACCTCCACTTCCTGACCAATAGCCTCCGGCCGCTGCTGGTGAACATCGAGCAGGAGATCACGCGCTGCCTGATCGGCGAGGCCGATGCGGATGAGTTCTTCGCCGAGTTCGCAGTTGAGGGGCTGCTGCGCGCCGACAGCACCGCCCGTGCGGCTTGGTACAACACTGCGCTGCAGAACGGCTGGATGAGCCGTAACGAGGTCCGTCGCCTGGAAAACCTGCCACCAATCGAAGGCGGGGATGTCTTCACCGTGCAGTCCGCGCTGGTTCCGCTGGAGCAGTTGGGAGCCACTGCGGGTGGTGTGTCGCCCGCAGCGACGGCCTACATGCTTCGCCTGGTCGCGGCCAATGAGAGCGGCGACAAGGCCGCCATGCGCCAGGCTATCGACCTCGCTGTCGAGGCACTGGAAACCGGCAACCCGGCTGGTCCGATGATGGCGCACGCGCTGATTTCACTTCCTCGCTTGAACCAGGCCGCCTGAGCCGACTGGAGAGACCATGACTATCAAATCGCTTCCGACGGCGCCGGCGGCTCGACCGCGCGCGGACGTTTCCTGCGACCTGATGCCCAAGGCGCTGGAGCGCTGGAACCCCGCCATTCGCGCTGCGGTGGAGGAAGAGAACAGCATCAGCATCTTCGACCCGATCGGGTACGACTGGTGGACTGGCGAGGGCGTCACGGCCAAGCGCATCAGCGCCGCGTTGCGAGCCATGAAGGATGCCGACGTGGTGGTGAACATCAACAGCCCTGGCGGAGATGTCTTCGAGGGGCTGGCGATCTACAACCTGCTGCGCGAGCACAAGGGCAAGGTCACCGTACGCGTGCTCGGCCTGGCAGCTTCCGCAGCGTCGTTCATTGCCATGGCGGCCGATGAGGTGAAGATCGCCCGCGCCGGCTTCCTGATGATCCACAACGCCTGGACGATCGCCGCGGGTGACCGCAACGAGTTCAAGGAGGTGGCCAGCTTCCTGGAGCAGATCGACGGAACCCTGGCCGACATCTACTCGGTGCGCACCGGCGACCCGGTCGAGGACATGCAGGCGCTGATGGATGTCGAGACCTGGATGGGCGGATCGGATGCCATTGAGCGTGGATTCGCTGACAGCCTGCTGGAGTCAGACGCCACCAAGGACGACGCCAACGCGCTGGCGGCACCGATGATCGCCGCCCGCCGACTCGACCAGATCCTGGCGAAGCAGGGCATTCCGCGCTCTGAGCGCCGCTCGCTGATTCAAGAACTCAAGACCGGTACGCCTCGCGCTACCGGCCCCGGTAAGCCCTGCGCTGCCGATACCACGGCCGATCTGGCCGCCCCCATCGCCGAGCTTCAAGCCGCCCTGGCGCGGTTCTCGGCAGCAGCTTCCAAGTAACCGGAGAGAGAAAATGTCCGAAAATACCGCTGACCTGCTCAAGCAGGTATCCGCTGAGCTGGAGAAGGCCTCCAGCGACTTCAGCAAGAAAGCCGAGGCCGCCCTGGACGAAGCCAAGAAGGCCGGCAGCCTGTCCAGCGAAACCAAGGCCGCCGTCGACGAACTGGCGACCAAGTTCAACAGCCTGACCGAGGCCGAGAAGCAGCTGAAGGCCAAGCTCGGCGAGTTGGAGCAGGAGTTCGCCCGCTCGCCCACCAATGGCGCGCCCGCCGCCCGCGATACCGTCGGCGGCATCGTGATCAAGAGCGAGGCGCTGAAGCAGTTCGCCGCGAGCGTGGAGGGCGGAAAGCGCGTCAGCATTCCCGTTCAGAACGCTCTGATCAGCACCGACATCCCCACCGGCGTGGTTGAGCCGCAGCGCCTTCCTGGCATCGACGTGATGCCGAAGCAGCGCCTGTTCATTCGCGACCTGATCGCTCCGGGGCGCACCACTTCGCCGGCGATCTTCTGGGTTCAACAGACCGGCTTCACCAACGCCGCCGCAGTCGTGCCGGAAAACACCGCGAAGCCGTACAGCAGCATCACGTTCGGCACCAAGATCACCCCGGTGACCACCATCGCGCACATGTTCAAGGCGTCCAAGCAGATCCTGGATGACTTCGCTCAACTGCAGTCGACCGTGGACACCGAGATGCGCTTCGGCCTGAAGTACGTCGAAGAGCAGGAGATCCTGTTCGGCGATGGCACCGGCGCGCACCTCGACGGCATCGTGCCGCAAGCCTCTGCGTTCAGCGCCGCCTTCGCGGTCGAGCAGCAGAACGGTATCGATGACCTGCGCCTGGCGATGCTGCAGGCCCAGCTGGCGCGCCTGCCGGCATCCGGCCACGTTCTGCACTTCATCGACTGGGCGAAGATCGAGCTGACCAAGGACACCCTGGGCCGCTACATCCTCGCGAACCCGCTGGGCCTGGCCGGCCCGCTGCTGTGGGGCCTGCCGGTGGTTGCCACTGAAATCGCCGCGTTCCAGGGCAAGTTCCTGACTGGTGCGTTCCAGACCGGCGCGCAGATCTTCGATCGCGAAGACGCCAACGTGGTGATCTCCACCGAGAACGCCGACGACTTCGAGAAGAACATGATCTCGATCCGTTGCGAAGAGCGCCTGGCGCTGGCCGTGAAGCGCCCCGAGGCGTTCATCTACGGCACCTTCACCCCGCCGGCTCCGTAACCACTAGCCGGGCCGCCTCCCATGGCGGCCCTTTGGAGGCATAACGATGGAACTGAAAGCACTACGCCCCATCCTGGTGGACGGGGTGGGAACCGTGGTCGAAGGTGCGACCTTCGATACCAACGACCAGCACGCCCGGCAACTGATCGGCAAGGGCTATGCCGTTGAGCCTGGTGAGGAAGGTGCCGGCGAGCCCCCGCAGCAGCGCCGTCGCAACTCCAGCAAGAAGGAGTAACCCATGGACCTCCGAGCAATCCAGCCCATCTATCGAGGTGGCCGCTTAGTCCAACCGGGCGAGCCGTTCGAGACCACCGCCGAAGACGGCAAGGCGCTGATCCAAGAAGGCAAGGCGCGCGAACCGGTCGCCCGGAAGGCGGCCGCCAAACAGGTGAAGGCCGACCAGCAGGCCGAGAAGTAGGAGCCATCCCATGCCAGTTCCAACGACAGTTCCGGACCTGGATGCCCTGAAGCGGCACCTGCGCATCAGGCACACCCAGGACGACCAGGACCTGGAGGAAAAGCTGGCGGCGGCGATCGACCAGGCGGCACAGTTCCTCAACCGGCCGATCCCCTGGCCGGTTGATCCTGCTGCTGACCCTATCGTCCAGGCTCCGGTACCGGCCAGCGTGCGCGCTGCCATCCTCATCCAGGCGGCGGAGCTGTACGCCAACCGCGAATCCTCGGTGGTGGGCACCATCTACACGGTGATTGCCACCGCCCGGAACCTGCTCAACCCCTACCGGGTCGGGATGGGGGTCTGAATGCGCAGCGGAAACCTCGACACGCCCGCCGACCTTCTGATGCTGTCTGCTGACCTCTTGCCGTTCAGGCTCGACTGGATCTGGTGCGGCATCCAGACCAAGGAGACCGCGGAGCCGCCGTTCCCGTCCGGCCTGCGCAGTCCGGCGAAGATCGCAATCAGGGCCTGGTGGGATGCGCGCATCCAGCAGGGACGCTACCTGTCCGCCGATGGCCGCCTGTTCCACATCGACAGTGCCCGCGACTTCACCGGCCGCCGGGCCGAGCTGGCGATCACCGCGACCGAGCTGATCGGCGAGCAGGGAGAATACCGTCCCGATGGGGCGCCGCCGCGCGCCTGCCGGGTGTTTCTGAACTACGATGCGCCCTGGCTGGACGAGAACGGCCAGGCGACGGCCTACAGGATTCGCGCCGAGGTTGCGCTGATCGAGACGGGGAGGGTGCAGGTGGGCGATCTGCTTGAGGTGGATCGAGTGCGCTACTACGTCGTCGACTACGCCGACGGCACCGACGACGGCATTGTCCGCGGGATCTGGCTGGAGCGTGTGCAATGAGGGCACCGATCAGGCTGGTCGGCGTCGAGCAGGCGCAAGCGCGCCTCCTGGAAGCCGGCCGGCGCGTTGATCCAGTGATGCGCGGCGCGCTGAATACCACGGCGACGCAGACGAGGAAGCAGCGCTACAACGAGCCGATGCGGCCTGCGTTCACCAGCGCCTTCACCAACCGGCGGATCGTGATCAAGCGCGCGAGGGCGGGCCGGATGAACGCGAGGCTTATTCCGTCGTCGTCTGGCGTCAGCGTCACGGCATACCGGCGCTGGATCTTCGAGCCTATCAACTCGACGCGGGCGAGGATTTATGTCGTCGGCCCGAACGGTCGGAAAGTTGCCGCAGGCTTCGTCAACCCATCGGGGCGTCTACAGCGGCCGTTGTCTACCCGCAGTCAGCGGGCCAGGACGGCGCGGGGCCGTTCGCCCAATGTCACCAGCTACAGCTATCGGCGCGCCCTGCAGGAAGCACAAGGCCCGTCGGTGGCGTACTGGTTCAGGCTGTTGACTACTGCGAAGACCATCCGCTGGACCAATGCGTTTCTGCGCCAAGAGTTCGAGCGGCGCATCCGCCGCGAGCTCGAAAAGGCCGTCTGAGGAAAACCAACCATGCGAACGAAAGCGAGCCAGGTCACACGCGACCTGCGGGCCCGCCTGGGCGAGATTCGCCCGGTAAACGGCTACTTGACGGACCTGCGGGCAGTTTACGGGCCGACAGATCGAGTGCCCGACAAAGCCAGCGGGCCTTACGCCCTTGTGCGAGTCGCGAGCGACGCGCGAACCGGAACGGCGGGACGCCAGGCGACCAGGCTCCGCACGTTCGAAGTCGAGGTTGTATTCCCGCGATCGGCGGAGGAACACGAACTCGATGACGTCCACGTCGACATTCTGCGCGCCGTTGGCTTCGGAGAAGACCAGCCGGAGCGCAAGTTCCCTGGGCTTGTGGAGGATATCGACGAGGCGGTGCCGCAGTTTGCCGAGTCCGGTCGCAACTTCCACACCCTGACCGCAACCATCGGCGTGATCTACGTCGAAACCTACAACTGATCGGCCAGGCCGAGGAGAAAACGATGCTCTACACCCAACTGTTCCGCGGCCCGACGTCGGTCGCACCGTATCCGTCGTCTGTGTACGAGGAGCTGTTCAAGCTGCAAACGACCAGCGCCGAGCCGGAGTCGACCGAGATCACCATCCCAGACCCGACGCGCCTCGGCCTACCTGAACTCGACGGCGTAACGTCCATCACGGCGATCAACATCACCGGCGAGGCCGTCAACTTTTCCCCGCGCGCCGCCGCGGTGATCCTCTACGGCTCTGTTGAGCGTGTGCCATCGGGGACCGTCTCCGAAGAGGGGCATGACGCCTATGTCGATCGCATCATCCGCCTGGCGCACATTCCCCTCGAGGTCAGCAGCGTCACCGGAGCCGGCGGCACGCCGACCTATGTGCGCGGCGTTGACTACGCCGTCACCCCCGGCGGCATCCGTCCTCTGCCGGGCGGCACGCTGGCCGACGCGATCAATGCCACCGCTGCTCCGCCGGATGGTGGGTTGAAGCGTTTGCCGATCGAGGTCAGCTACACCTACCCGACTGTCGACCTGGTGAAGCCGTTCACCACCGGCCGCAAGTTCTACCGGGTGATGTTCGAGCAGACCAACGAAGCTGGCGACGGTGAGAAGCGTCGGATCAACTGCTTCTACGCGCGGATCAGCCTGAACGGCGGCCTGCCGCTGAACCAGGGCGCCGAGTTCGGTGTGATCCCTGTGCAGATCCGCCTTCTGGCCGACCCGAACATCTACGACGTCGGCGAGGCTGCGATCTGGACCTGGGAAGTCCAGAACACCGATGCGGCTTGATGGCCGTAGATCAACCTGGCCCGCCCTGATGGCGGGCCTTTTCATTTGGGTGGCCCATGTCTGACCTCGGAATTCTGTTTCCCGAACCTGAAACCATCTACGTCAACGGCGCGCCGGTGATCGTGCGGCACGTCCGCCTCGCCGACTTCGAGTTGTTCGGGGATATCGCCAGTGACCTTCTCAAGGTTCTGAGCGATGGCACCGTTCCCGCCATCCTGCAGTTCGGCAAGACCGGTTCGGTCAAGCTGCGGAAGATCCTGCGCAGGACCACGAACCTCAGCCGCTGGCGCGTTTGGCGCCTACCGGTCGACGTGGCGATGCAGATCGTCATGCAAGTGATACGGGTCAACGCCGCTTTTTTCGCCCGCGCCCAGCAAGCGGCAGTGACGACGCTGGCAACGCTGGTTGGGCAGCAGCAGTAACCAGCCTGGTTCGCGCGGGCTTCAGTCTCGACGAGGTTTCGCGCATGACGCTTCAACAGATCGAGGTGTTCCTCGAGCAGGTCGGCGAACAGGTCAAGCAAGACCGGCGCGACCACCTGCTCCTTCGCCGCGCGGCACGCGCGCCCCTGAAGGGGTTTAAACAGTTCCTGCAGGAGTTCGATCATGGCCGGTAGAGTGACCACGCAACTGATCGTCGAGGGGGTGAACCGCACCCGGCAGATGTTCAACGAGGTGAACCGCGACCTCAACGTGACGAACAAGGCGTTGGCCGCAAGCGGCAAGCTGCTCGCAGGCTATCTCACGTTCAGCGCGCTGGCCGCCGGGGTGAAGGCGGTAGCGAACACCGCCGACGCTTACCAGGCAATGAACGCCCGCCTGCGGCTGGCAACCGGATCCCAGGAAGAGTTCAACACCGCCCTCGAGGAGTTGCAGCGCATCGCCTACAACACCGGCCAGCCGGTTGAGGCGCTGGTTACGCTGTACGGGCGGATCAGTCGCCCGCTCAAGGAAGCGGGCCGCACCCAGCAGGATATCCTCAAGGTCACCGAGGCTGTGTCGGCGTCGTTCCGCGTGTCGGGCGCCTCTGCGGTCGAGGCTGAGAACGGGGTGAACCAGTTCGGCCAGGCGCTGGGTGCTGGCGCGCTGCGCGGGGACGAGTTCAACAGCGTGGCCGAACAGGCGCCACGCCTGATGCAGGCTCTGGCCGATGGCATCGGTGTGCCGACCTCGGCACTTAAGGCGCTGGCGGCGGAGGGCAAGCTGACGGCGGCAGTGGTCACCGACGCGCTGATCGGACAGTTGCCCAAGCTGCAGAGCGAACTCGCCTCGTTTGGTGACTCCGTCTCGAAGGAATGGACGGCGATCGAAGACACCATCCGCCGCGGCGTCGGCCAGGCGGACACCGGCCCGCTGATCGAGTCGCTGAAGGAACTGAAGGAGGTACTTGCCGACCCGACGACCCAGGGCAACCTGACCACGCTGGCCAGCGCCCTGGTTCGCCTGGCCGCCGCAGCGGTTCAAGGTGGCTCGCTGTTCTCCGGCTTCGGAGAGGATCTGGGCTACCTGGCTGCACGGGTGACCGGGAACGTCACTGAGCTCGACAGGGTGAACAAGGAGATCCAGAAGCTGCAGGCCGCCGACGACGGCTTCGGCGTGGTCGACTTGTTCATGTCTGACGCGCAGATCAGCGAGCGCCTGGCAGCGTTCAGGGAGTACCGCGAGCAGTTGCTGGAAGAACAGACCGGCATGACGGCGGAGGCGCGCAAGGCGGCCGAGGAAGCCGCCGCCCAGGTCAAGGCGGTCGACGACGCACGGCAGCAAGCTGCGCTCTCGTCGGAGCGTGCGTACTCCGAAGCGCTGCGCCAAGTGCGTGACGGCCGGCTGAAGGCGGTGCAGGACTCTCTCAAGAAGCAGGAGGCGGCCGAGAAAGGCGCGCTGGCAGCGGTTGAGAAAGTGCGGAAGGACCGCCTGGCTATCGAGAAGCGCTACAGCGAAGCGATTGCCGGGCTACAAGCTGGCGTCGGCGGCGACCCGAGCTATGCATCTGCGCAGACCCTCAAGCAGTCCGCCGCCCAGGCGCTGCGCAAGGGCGATGCCGAGACGGCACAGGCGCAGGCGCAGAAGGCGCTCGAAATGCTCCAGCAACTGCAGGCGGCCGGAGAGAACACATACGGGTTCACCGGCTTCGCTAAGGAGCTCCAGGCCATCGAACTCGCCGCGAACGATCTGCAGCAGTCGCAAGCAGACGCGAAGCTCGACAGCATCCGCGCGCGGATCGCGGAGCTGTCCGATGCGGCGACCGCGCTCCAGGGCATCGAGATCTCGTTCAACCTTCCGCCGGAGGAGATCGAGGCGATCAAGGCACAGTTGCAAGCGCTGTCTGAAACGCCTGTCCTGATCCCTGTTCAACTGGTGCCCACCGGCGAGATGTCCGCCGTTAGTGGAGCCACGCCTCCGGTCAGCTTCCCCGGCTACGCGACCGGTACCAACAGCGCCGCGCCGGGCATTGCATGGGTCGGCGAGCGAGGCCCGGAACTGGTTGCGTTCGGTGGCGCGGAGAAGGTGTTCCCGAACAGCGTGTCGGCACTTGCCAGCCGCCTGGCCGGGATGCGCGGGCCCGATGGGCTGTCGCCGGCCGCCGCCGAGGTCGCGACGGCGGCGCCGAGCTCAGGACAACTCCCCAACCTGGGGCGGATCGATCTGTCGTTCGGCGGCTCGACTGTCTCGGTCTTCGGGGATCAGCGATCGGTAAACGACATTCTGCGGCTGCAGGCGCTCAAGCGAGGCCGCACCGCACGTCCGTAGGAGAACGGCATGGATTACCCGGTTATTACGCTCGGCGGAGTACCCATCCCGCCAGAAGCCGGCGCGCCGGATCAATCGATGGAGCCTTTGTTCGGTGCGACGGTCGTCAGGATGAGCGATGGTGCTGGCGTGAAGTTGACCCACTGGGACGGCAAGCTATCCGGCACGTTGACCGGTTCGGGCCTGGTTCCGGTCGGTCTCGACGCGCTCGACTACAGGTCATCGCTGGAGATGCAAGCGATCCAGCCAATCAGTATCGCCCAGGACTCTCCGGCGTTCACGCTACCCAAGGCGCCGCGCACGGACAAGGAACCGTGGGCGCTGGCGCTGGTTGAGGGGCGCTGGATGCCGACGCCATGCGTGCGCGCAGGCCTGGTCGTGACCGTTACAGAGCGTCCGGCAGCGACGCTCTACATGGTCCAGTTCATGCCTCGCTTCAACGTGTTCGCGGACCCGCCGTCGACGTCGATGAACGCCGCGCACGGATGGACCCTGAACTGGCAGGAGGTTTGACATGCTGCTGAACGGCATGCCGTTAAACGCCGGACCGCTGAACGGCCTAGGTGGCTCTGGCGACGCTGTCGGGCCTATAGAGATCCTACCTGGGATGGCATTCGCGTGGCGTCTGAGGCTGGTGGTGAGCGGTGAGGATTGGACCGCTCGTCTTGTGGGCGCCGTCGAGATCGACCGCGAGGAGGGATCGGCTGGTACAGCCAGCTTCACGCTATACCTTGGCACCGATCCAGTTTCGCCATCTGCATGGTTAGGCCGATCCGTCGAGATTCACTATTCCTCCACCTTTGACGGCCTATCTACCGAGGTAGTTAGGTTCCTAGGGAGAATCGCCGAGCCTACTTTTGACGCAGTGGGTAGAACGCTAACCGCTCGCTGCTCCGATCAGTTGCAGCAGCGAATCGAAGCTTTGGATATTACCCGGATCGATAGCCTGATCGGAGGGCATTGGTCTTCAGATGTGTTTGAGCCAGTTGACGGTAGGTCTCGATGGGATTACGCGCAAGAGCGCCTCACGACCGTTACGGCCAGCCTAGACTCCTCTCCAGGCGGTGATATCAGGCTTACAAGCTGGTACCCGCGTCAGCCCGACTTTCTGTTCGGCTCCGGCACCTCTGTCTATGGCACTGCACGGATAGAGCCGGCAGTGCTCGACTCGCAAGTCAACAGGATCGAGATCGAGTGTGACTACCGGTTCAGTCGGCTGTGGCAATGGAATATCAACTATGGATGGAAGGCGCCAGGCACGGATGGACAGGACGGGGAGCCAGGCTTTTGCAATTGGCGCCCGGAGTCGCATGAGCTACCGGATACGGAAATGGTTGAGTCGGCAACCAGTAGTTCAGGGCAAACGCTGATCCAAACGTCGACTGAATACTATCCGCTGCCGCCCACTGGCATCTACTGCACGCCTCCGCAAAGTTGGGTCAACAACTACACGGGGCTGTTGCTAGGCGCCGACTGGGCCGCAGGGCGTCGCTGGGTGCAAGCGGTTACGGAGTCATACCGAATAGCGGTAGAGGTACAACCTAGCGTGCTGGCGACCGGACCAATCATCAGCCGCTCCCGGGCATCGTTTGAGATTGATAGCGATCTCGCCGAGTCTTGGGAGAGCGCTGCCATCACCGGGGGTAGTTCTGGACACATTGATCAGCCCAGCGAGACGCGCAGGATTGGCGCGCTGACATGTCTGCTTGAGCAGGCTCGAGCTACTCTCGTCGGTGCTCACAGGGGCACGACAGTGAGTTGGGACTGCCCTACATCCATGGTCATGGCGGTCGATTTGACGCACACCATCAAATTCGATGATCAGAGAATCAAGGCTGTGGGGAAGTGTCGCCGCGTGCTTGATCGCTTTGACCTTGAGAGTGGTTCCGCGATAACCACCCTGAGTATTGCTGTGATGCGCGGTGGCGGAGGAGATTCCGACGCCCTCACTCCTCCTGGCAGCTCCGGGGCTGCCCCCGAACTACCAGCCTTCGATGGGCGCCTTGAGTCGCAAATCGCTGGTCACCCGGATGACCCCCCATTCGATGAATCGAAAGACGGGTTTTCCGGTAACTACGACAACTACAACAGCCCACAGCCTCGTTATCCGAGGCAACTACGTATAACTGCTCCCGAGATACCCGCCTCGCTCCGCGATGAATATTCGCCGGAGATAGGCGCGTCCTTCCGCGTCTCGGTTCCTGATGATTTGCTGGAGATGTAGCCATGGGCCAACGCTGGATCAACAACTGGCAGACAGAGCTCTCGGGTCCGCTATCGGCGGGTGGGGTTTCTCTTACCATCCCCGCTGCCGCGGCTGATCTTCTGCCCATCTCGGCTCCTTCTGATTTCATCCTGCTCACTCTTGCCGATGAGTCAGGCTCTGTTCACGAAGTGGTCAAGGCGACGGCAAAGAGCGGCGGGAATATCACTGTTGCGAGAGCCTCTGAGGGTGTGCCCGTTGAGTGGCCATCGGGCTCGAAAGTGTACGCGGCGGCGACGGCGGGAACTCTCGCAAGCATCGAGAACCGAATCACCATCCTCGAGCAGGCTGGTCCTGGGCCTGGTGGCGGCACGTTCAAGGCGCAGGAGGTCAACGACTCGACTCCGGTAGCCCTCGCCTCGGATACAACGATCGTGCGCGTATCCGCATCGTTTGATGGTAGTGGTCGCGAATTGGTTATACCTCTGCCTGAAGAAACCGAGGGGCGTTCTCTCTTTGCAGTCTTCGACCTAGACGTGGTTGTGCAGCCAGCCGCCGATGGTGTTGTCGTATTGAGTAGCGCTGCCAGTGGCGGGGTCCAGTTGTGGGGGATCATTGGTGCCGAGTCTTGGCTCTCTGTATCTGAGAACAACTCTCGCATCGAGTTTGTATCAACCTCAGGACAGAAGGCCTGTTTCTTCAAGGCGCTTGTGTACAACACTGGTGCTACCTACCTCTACTTGCTTGCATCTGGTGATTTCCAATGA